CCGATCATGTTGGTGCCGTCTGAGATAAAGACCTTGCCGACGGTGGGAACGGTAGCAGGGAATGTGTAGGGCGTCCACTCGGGAGCCGCCGCCCCTTTTGCAATCAATACTTTGCCAGTTGCACCGGCTGCGAGATTCGCAAGCTGGTTTGCGCCTGAAAAGTAAAATATGCCACCAGTAGCACCCGCAGTAGTCGGGAAATAGAAACTCAGATTTGAGCTGGAATTGCCACCGTATATTGCAGTGTAGTTGCTATCACCATCATAGAGGCGGATATAAGTTCCACCGTTAGAAGAACCGTCAAGGCAAGCCCCAGAAGCACAGTCACCGACCCCGGTAACGTCGCCTGTTCCGACCCCAATCTCTTCAACTGCTGCCCCCGTCCCTTTATAGAGATTCCCGTCATCGGTATCCTGGCAGAGCGTGCCGATGTCGTAATAAGCGGCTACGTTGCAGTTGGAAGCAGTATAGACCGCACTCCCCCCGGGCGGCGTCGGCGGAAATGAAAAGGCGGTTCCAGTTACAAATAGAATCACCATTAATATCATCCATGTTAATTTTTTCATTTCCCTTACCTCACAAAGATTAATTCTATAGTGAAATTGGCCGATGCGGTTATCTGATTCGCCACGGTAACTGTGATCGCACTTCTAACCAATGGATACGCATACGAACTCATGAACGCGCTGTAAGGGAAAGTGGCTCTTGTTTCCGTGGCATGAATCAGGTCAACGCCTTTTGCCCCAAGCTGATCAACTCCGCTCATCAGCACCGCAACATCACCGGCATCCGGGGCGGTTCCGCCTGCCGTGGGTTTCGCCTCTACCTGATACAGATAATAAATCCCCGTCAGCAATAACATGGTATCGGTGTCAATCGTCTGCGTGGGGATTGTTCCTGTTTCACCAGCCGTTCCGCCCGTGCATACAAGCGTGACCCTGAATCCGCCTCCAGCATAGTTGTATGGCGTTTGAACACAGGAACCTGCTGCGGCCCATAATGAGGATGGAATCATCAATGCCAGGGCCAAGGCAATTATTAATATTGTTTTTTTCATTTTTATATCCTCATTAAGATAGTGGAGGGCCTTGTGAGCACCCTCCACCTAAGAAGGGTTAGTTAATTACACTGCTGCCTCGATATATGCACCATCATCAAGCGGAACGTACCACAAGGAGAATACTGCGGTTCCATCAGTGAAAGCCGCTGTCGTAGCGTGGGACAATATGGCTCCACCGACTCCACCGGCCTGTCCGAGGACATAAGGGTCGGCAGCTTTCGCAACTGATGCACCAATGGCACTAAAAGTAGTGGTCCCGCCAATTGCGGCTCCGAGAATAAGGCGTATCCCTGCGGCCCATGCACCCGACCCGGCGTCCAACGATACCGCCGTAAGATCAACCTGCGCCCCACCGGTAGGCGTAAAAGCGAGTTTAATCAGCGCACCTACTCCCACAAAAGTCTCAGTAGCTTCTGCAATTATTTGACGGACAAGAACCCTGCCGCCGACCACGTTAAACAATGTTAACAGTGTCGGGTTAGCTGTTGATAATGCAGGACCGAGTACTGATCCCGTATCTACCCGAAGACCGTAATTGATGTCTGCGATTCTGCTTATTGTACTTGGCGAATAATTCATGTTCAACCTCCGTGGGCTGACCCTGTTCGGACCTCACCCGGTTAAGTAGGGCTAATTTTTACCCCACTCCAATTAATTGTTTATATCTACTTCACCTTTTTAGAAGGAACCTCGATTCCAGTTTTAACTTCGACTTCAACCGGCTTAGGGGTTTCGACTTTCGCAACTTTTACTGGATTTAGTGCCGCCAACGCAAGCGCGATTTCCTCTTTTACGATCTTCCGTACTAATTCTACATCATCTCTTAGCATTTTATTCTCCTTTCATATCCGGAGTGGGATATTTCACCCACTCCGGAAAGTTTAAGTTACGCAATTGCCGTAGGCGGTGTTTCCTGCTGATACCGTTCACCATCGAGAATGTAAAGAATAGAAGCGTAATTAGCAATATTCCCAGCAGAACACTCAGGAATAATCCAATAACGACCAGCAGTAAGAACAGAAGTCGGCACATAGAGAGCCGCAATCTGATTCTTGTGCGCTCCGGTATTAATTGTTACTGTAACCGCATCCGTCTGCCGTACCAGCGCATCCGAAGTGGCAGTATCCGTGTTAAGCCAAATCGGAAATTCAGCCCCAGTCGTTAAAGGGTAGGTTCCGGCAGTCGCCTCCGCAGCGGTCGCGCCTTCATCAACCGTGATGGTAAGGTCGGTATCTGCCGCGTAGAGTTGCATCACAATGATAAGCACGCCGTTGCAATTTTTCAAATTGATCGGGGTGCAAGTTTTCAGAATCGCATCTGCCGTGTTCGGCTCATGAGCCTGAATCATCGGAAAAGTCTCAGGACAAAGTTTCATGGTAAATCCTCCTTGTAAATTCTATGGGGAGGTTAACCCTCCCCGGTTAATGGTTAATGGTTACACTAACTTAGGCACGTTCGGCCAAAGCAATAAAATCACTTTGAGTAGCAGTAGCACCACCCTTGTAAGGAGTCAAGGCAGAAGCACGAACAGGCTGGCCGTCAATTCTGAGCACAAAACGGAATACCGATTCGTCGTACTGGAATCGAACATGTATGCTTACATCGCTCTGAATCCCGCCTTTCTGAGCCAACACATATCCGCCGAAGTTGGCCAGAATAATATCGCCAACATCACCCAAAGCTGAAGCCTGTTCAATCGGGATAACCGGACGGCCAAGCAACGTACCATAAGGTGCGCCACTGATTCCACCGGGCGGTACGAACACGAGCTGTCCGCCTGTTCCAACCGAGATGCTCATGGTATAAAGTTGGGGAAGGCACATTTGGTTGATGTACCATGCGGAGTTGAGATACGAACCAGCAAAAATCCGGCTGGACATTTTGATAACATTTTCAGCAACGATGGTATCTGCCTTCTGCCCAGCTTCTTTGGCCTGAGTAACAAGACACCCGGCATTCAGGATTCCAAGAGGCTGACCCGCTCCCGTTCCACGAAGAATCGCATCATCGGTAACGAATGCAAACTCAGCCGGAAACGCTGCGCGAATGAATCCTTCAAGAGCTGCTGCATCTGCCAGCAGTTCGTCCGTCGCATAGCAGAGACCGATTAACTTGTGGAGATTCAGTTCAATCTTGCGGAACTTGGGTTTGGACTTGGTTTTCTCTTCGGCCTCATCTGCCCAATAAGCCCGGATTCCACCCTGACGAGAGCCGGTTTCACGAGAAGTCTCATCCACACCGTTGATTTTGATGGAATTGGCAGCACCGCTAATCGGCTGCGGACGGCACTTCGGGGCCAGAATCGCCTGAGATACGAGGTCTTTGAGCAGGTCGGAAACGAAATCCTGCTGGACAAGGAACCCACCTTCCGAAGGTACAGTCTCGTTCAGACCCATTGCTGCCGCATTGTAAAGCCGGGGATCGATTCCGCCACCGGGCCGACCAGCGTTGACAACGGCCACCATTTGCTGACCGAGGGATTGGAACCGATCTTTCTTGGTAGCATCTTCCACGCGGGGAAGGTTTTTCTTCCCGATAGTCACCGGAGGATTCGGGGCCTCAAGACTCGCATGAACTCTTTCCTGCCGCTCCAAGGTAGCAACAATCTTCGAGGTTTCCTCTACTGTATCCATAATTTCGTTTTTCAGCGTCAATTCGGACTCGTTGAGGTCACGGCTTTCGGCCATAGCCTTCGCGTCGATATCGGCTCCCTTTTTCATCAAGGACTTGATGTCCTCTTTGTACTGTGACACTGTTTTCATAATAGTTCTCCTTATAGTATGTTTTATGTGGTTGATGGTGCCGCCATTTCTGCGCGACATAACAAATCGGCAACGCGATCCTTCTTTTTAACCGGGGGCTTCACATCCTCCTGATGGTCTACTACCGGCGAAATGGGAATAATTGGAGTAGAAGCATTAACATCCTCCTGATGTCGAACCACATCCTCCTGATGGGATTCATCTTCTGCGTCCTTTTGATACCCTTTCATAAGAATATCCTTTGCCTGCTTATTACTAAGCCCTGAATCACGTAGGGCCTTTTCGATTGCACGTTTGGATGGTGCCTGATTACGACACTTCATGGCATCGGGAACCTTAGCGTAAATGGATAAGTCATAAGAGCCTTCCACTGGATCGCCTTCGTATATTCGGTCTACCAATCCGGCATTCATTGCCTCCTTCGCGGTAAACCAGGTTTCTTCAGCCATCCACGCGAGACATTCTTCCTTCTTTTTCTTGGTTTTCTTGGCGTAATCATTGGCTATGGCGTCGTTAATCTTGCCGTGAAGCTCCTTTTCCTTCTGCATATCTTCACAAAGTTCGGATAAATCGTCTTCATTGAAGTATCCGAGAATATCGATCATGGACATGGCCTTATGGACCATAAAGAATCCACCGTCTACAATCTCAACCTCGTTGCATCCCATGAGGAAAAAAGTTGCAGCGGATGCAGCCAAGCCATCTACATGCCCGATGACTTTTGCCTTATGCTGTTCGATGCAGGTTTTCATTGCACGAGCTGCGAATATATCGCCACCGGAAGAATCGACTCGGATATGGATAGTATCGGATGTAATTGCGTTAAATTCCTTGATCCACTCCTGATGATCAACTCCAAACCAGCCACCAATGTCGCCGTAGAGGTAAATTGTGGACTCGGAAGCGGATTTATTGGTGATATCGCGCTTATTCGCACGGGATCGAACGGATGTCTTATGGGAGATTAGCATTGGTGTCCTCCTGTCCTGCGGACGGCTTTGCAGGGGTTGATTTTGATTGGTTCTTCAGCCATTCGTCAATTTTGCTGAGAGGGATCATATTGTTGATTGCAATGAATGGCTCGTCAGCATAAGGACTTGGATCAGGGTCCATATTTTCCTTAGAGCGCACCATATTTATAGTCATTGCGCCAATTCCAGTCATTATTTTGTAGTATTCGGCCCGATCTTTAGCATTTCCACGCATCTGACCGTCTAAATTATGCCTGAAATAGAGCATTTGCTGCCATTTTTCATTAGGGGTAAGCAACTGCATATCGAAGCACTGTTCGAATCGTATGCACCAAGGGAGCAGGGTATCCACCACCCATGATATCTGCTCGGCTTCAATATTGTTATTGGTGGCACGATCCAAGTCACGAAGACGATGCACCGGCATGTGAAACCACCGAGCAACATCGGATACTTGAAAACTGCGCGATTCTATGAATTGGCTATCGTTGGGTGGAATCCCTATCTTTTCAGGCTTCAAACCATCGTCAAGCAGCATTAATCGGTGTGCATTGCCTAATCCGGAATAGGTTTGAGTAAGTGCAGCTTGCATATTGGAACGAGTTTCAGGGGATAGCTTCATTGGATGGGTAATAAGTAGACCCGGATGAGTGCCTTGCCCAAAGTATTGAGCACCGAAAGTTTCTAATGCCATTCCTAATCCCAATGACTTCCGTGCCATTGCGATTACCGAGTAGCCTTGGAATCCATCGAATCCTAAGCCGGGGATGTGGAGGATTTGGTCGCGTTTAAGAGGTATTTCTTCACTATCTACCCGGATATTGTAGATTAATTCGCTATCTTTCATCTCCATTCGCACACGGTTGGGGGCAATAGGCCAGAGTTGGATAATGTCACCGTAGCCGTTATAAACCTTTTCAGCGTAACAGTTACCCCATGTTAAAATATGAGCAGCCATTACTTCCCGCCCGATCTGAGCCGTCATGTAGGGATTGAATTCGCTGTGCATTACACGAAATAGCTTTTTTTCGGTGGCTTGGATGGTCTTATTGGCGTCGGTACGGAGTAAATGGAGTGGAAGAGTGGATAATGTGCCTGCAATCTGGCCTACCGCATCCCACACAGCCGAATACGTTAATGCAGTGGCCTCATTGACTATTTCACCAGATAGGGACCGCGAACCCGCTAAATTCCAGAGCGATGGATTCCATGCTTTCTCATCCGATAAGCCAAGATTAACCCGGATGGGCGTGGTCAGGATGCGCTTTAACTTATCATAAATACTCATTTATTCATCCAATTTACCCTACTACAAGTTAGTAGAACGATGGTTCGCTTGTGGATAGGGTAAAGTAGGAATGTTAAATGGTCAAGAAGAAATGTTATGAATTGGTAAAATAGTATGAAGTTTTGGTAAGTTTATGCAGGATTAAAAAAGGCCCCCGTGATAGGAGCCTTAATGGTTAATTATAATTGTTATATAATCTTTGGAATTGGAGCATTGGGATGATATTTCAAAGAAGTTTTTGACCCGGAACGATACGCATTCCAAGCGTGAATACATTTAACTTGCATTTCTCGTGAATTACTTACTCTTAATTTGTTACTTCCTCCCAATGCAGATGTTAATAAATAATTTCTTAAAACTAACATGGGCGAATTGGCAGTAAGGTCAATTCCATTCATAACCGATTCCCAGAACAATTCCGCTAAATGTTTATCTTTATCCCATGTTTTCATCATTACAAAAACAACTGCTGCTCTTTTTAGATGAGAACTTTTTATCTTGCCACCTTCCAATATATGATTTACAAAAGATCCTTGCTTGAGATATTGTGAAATATATTTAACTTTCTCTACTTTCGGAACATCGGTAGAGCCATGAAACCCGGCTTCTCCAAAGGAAGCAGCAGCGACCACCAATCTCACAATACTTCTTTTCCATGTAACACCTAAAGCAATTGCTTCAGGTGATAAAATATCACCCAATGATCTCGCTTGATGATTATCAAATCTTCTATATAATTCAGATAAATCATTAGGAGAAGAACACATATATTCCTGATACACAGCATTAATGCTCTTCCCGACTTTCACAACAGCTTTTAATTGATGTTGACCATTAACAAGAACATTTCTATTGCCATCATAAGTTAATTTTGCAATCGCAATATCTCCAACCAAGAAATGTCCACTATTGATTTCGTTACATAACATCGTAAGATGTCTTTCCTTTACTGGCCGTTGTGCTTCATAATTATTAAATTCAAGAAGGTCTATTGCAAAATATTCATCAACCTCTCTCAATTTCTGTAATGTTAACTTATACATATTTTTTCTTCCCCTTTCTATTATTGTTCGGCTATGTTTAGAAGTATTTGCATCATTTCAACCGCATCTTTATGGGAAACAGTTGTCCATTTTAATCCACGTGCATTCTTTAATTCAATAACCATTTGGTTGAATGCAGATTTAAATTCACAACTTATTGCCTTTTGTTCTATTGTAATGTTTTTTGGTTTATTTGTAACCATTTCCGTGGTGGTTGTCATTTCCTTTACTACTTTTGTCACGATTGCCGCAGTAACCTTTCCTTCCGGGGCGGATTCTACAGCCTTAGCCCATGCCACCCGTTGTTGGTCGGGTTCAAGCTTAGAGAGGGGACGGGCTTGACGTTCATTTATTGGCTGTTGTATCCCAATGGGAGACACGGTATCGACAATCACTGATGAATCCATAAGGCGGTAGGCGTGAGCACGTCCCATATCCCACACACCCTTACAGTACGCCTCGAACGTCTGAAACTCTCCACCATTCTTATGAAGATACAACTCTTCTTTTCTAATCTGGATAAGGTTGGCGCCAAAACGGTAGAAAGCGTGAATATCCTCCCTCATTTCCTTTTCTAGACGTTCCAGCGTTGCGATATCTCTTGTGATTGCTAATTCCACTTATGCCTCCTATAGTCCCGCCAGCAATTCCGCCATCTTTTTCTTGAACGGCTCTGTATTAAGCGTGAGGTCAACAGTAACCGTGCCTACGGTAGTCTTAGGTACTTCCTTTGGCTTTATCACCTCATACAACTTACATTGTCCTTCGTAATTGAGTTTTATGCACTCCTTGCTACCATTGATGAAATCAGTGACATCGGAATCCGGGTGATAACAATAATCATGATACTGAAAATTACACTTCCTACAAATTGGAATTACCTTCTTATCATTTTCCATTTTCTATCCCCTCCTTCTCGTTATAGTTTATCAACCACACCATGATAATTTGCTTTGCCAACCACGCCACCTTGCGCTTATCCTTTGCGGCTGCCTTGGACAATGCCTCCCACGTTTCCACGGACAAATCTACTGTAATCGGGTGAATATCCTTTGGCATTGCGATCTCCTTTCGTATTGTTGATGCTACCTTAAACCATTACTTTTGGAAAGTCAAGGATTATTTTTATTTATTTTATATTATTCCTTGAAAACATCAACAATCCAACTGGCAAATTGTAAGGATTCTTTTTCAGTTAATGTTTCTATGCTACACAATATTGTCATTGTACCATTATGATTAATATCCGCCACAATACGATCCGCTATTTCTGTTTCATAATTACCTCCGTGACATTGTATGCCTCCATAACCACCCTTTTGTTGATTACGTTTTACTGAGAAACGTAATCTTGACGCCTCCATTTCTCTTCTACGTTCTTCATATAATTTATTTTCTTTATCAGACATCTTACATTTTTCAATGTATTCACTAACTTTACTCATTTCCCACCTCCACTTTCTTCCTAAACCTGCACTCATCAATCGACTCCCCAGTAATCCGTTTCTGCCCACCAGGAGTAGATTCTATTTGCAAATGCCCATTCTCAATCCACAAGTATACCGCACGTTCGGATACGTCGAACATATCAGCGACTTCAGATACACGGAATAGCCTACGTTCCCGGATGCTGGTTGCGATAGGGATAATTGGAGTGGGGTCAGGAATAGTAGTAGGCGTGGAAATTGGAGCTTCCATTATCGTATCCTCCTGTTTGATTATTCTCTTAGGTCGTGCCATAATTATTCGTTCCTCCTGTACCCCTCAATCAAGAGGGGGATGAGATTGTCGGGAGTGCTGGTTAGGTATTTCGCCACTTTTCCACAAACAACGCACGGATTTCCAATGTAATTTGCTATTGTGCAAACTTCAAAATCAACCACCCCCTGAATGTCACACGCCTTTTTATAGCAATCACCACAAAGCCACTTGCTTCCGCCCACAAACAAGACTGTCTCGGTCATGGGGTCTCCTTTCCCTGCTCACGCCGAACATATTTGGGATCTTTTAGTAATTCAGCGACGATCTCTTCCGAACCTTCACCCACGGGAAGCATGAAACCGCCCGTCCAATCATTCAGATCAATGTAGATAAATTCCATCATTTCACCGCCTCCCCGCACTTTTGACAAATAAGTACCGGCAGTTGCGCCGTCAACTCCTGCCCAGTTGGTGACACCAATGCCGATACGGTATATAGCGCAACCACCGGGATGAAATACTTACACCCGCATTCGCACACCTTCTGAGTAGCGTTCTTCAAGTCCACCTGAATCTGCTGGCCCGGTTGCAACTGCTTGAACTGGATACCTTGCTCGCGTAATCGATTCGTTTCTCCCATTATTCCGGCACTCCTTCCAGCTTTCGCAATGTTTCTTGCAATTCGCATAGTTTTACTTCATTTTTTTCTATGTGCTTCACTTCCTGCTGAATTACCCGTAACGATTCCGCAATACTTTTCCTAATATCATTTATTCCCTCCCGTGTATTTTCCTTAATCCATTTTATTTGTGACATCTTACTCTCCTTTCGTATTACATAATTATTATTTACATCCCAAAATTACTTGCCATTTCCTCTACGCTTACGCCTTCGTATTCGGATTTACTCTTCTTAGCTTCAGGATTCATCGCCATCAAAGCCACCGTATCCAATGCTGCCATCAGGGGATCTATCTTCCCGGTTCCACTCGCCTGTTTGGTAATGGATATCGCATTCCCTCGTGGTTCCACTCTTGCATTGCCTACGCACCACGCCATAAGTGGTTGGCTACCATGAATAATACTCTTCCCGGCAATCTTAACTTCCATAGCCTTGATTGCACCATTAAGCCGCCAGCCCTGGGGAATGCCTACTATTCGATCATGCTCAATCTTACCATTACCTTTATCATCACCATTCTCCATCTCGTCAGCAATAAGTCCAATTCCAGACTGGTCAACACCTATTCTGTCAAGTAGTCCAGAAGCATCCACCTTACGAACAATGTCCCCGACTTCCTTTATCCCTTCTTCTGTCATATCCATAATGGATAAGTCACCATCCTTCTCAAAATCACGGTACTTGGATGCCTCGGACTTCCGCCTATCCAATGCAATGCTATGACACCATGCGTGTACCCAGAGTAGCCAGTTTCCTGTACCAAATTCCCGACCTAATACTGCTAATCCCAATAAGTCATCCAACCCACCGCCATCAATTCCGATTTCAATAACCTCACACTTCTCAAGAATGGAGTCGAGAGTAATATCACCACCCGCATCCTCCCAGAAGTCTGCACCAGCCCATGCCTGCGCCCTCGCAGAAACGCCAATCTGAATGTTAAGATGCTTAGACAAAAATCCTTGCATCGAAACCGTACCCTCAACCTCGGCTTTCTTAAACTCCCTATTAATTGTTTCTTCATCAACCGAAGCACCTAAATTCGGATTGGGAATATAGAAATTTCTTGGGTCAAGATGTTTCTTGTCTTTAATCATCCACTGCGGAAATTCATAAATAATTGGTAGAAAAGCAGGATCATCAATCTTTCCGTCACGGACACCCCTTGCATATTCTAACTTGTCGGCAAATATTCCAGCAGGAGCTTCGTCGGATTGTGTTGTAATCCAAATTATAAACCCCTCGGTACGTGCGAATAGTCCTCCTGTAGCCTCCTTAAACATATTTGTAGCACCTGGACG